TAGGATTCTTACTTAACTTCTGATAGAACTTTCCTACTTCTTCGTTCTTTGAAATATATATCCCAGATCCGAATGCAGCTCCACCCTCGCCCGAATGAGCTTTCGTCCTTAAAAATTTGTTAAAGTTTGAGCCAGAGCCGTGCCAAGCGATAAAGCTACCGACTTTTTCTGTGAGGTATTCTCTAAAAGTTAGCATCATACTTTCCTTACCGATCCGTCGTGTTGAACATGATACGCTTGAAAATCTATTTTTGGATATTGTTTTGCGAGTGCCTTAAACATAGTAATGTTTGACATTGCATCATCAAAGAAACGAACTCTTTCGTACTTTCCACCGCGAAGATATTTATGAAAAATGAACCTTTTATTTTTGGCAGAAGAACCAAGATTTAGATTACCAGAGCGTTCAACATAAACTTTATCAATATCAATTCCATATCTACGGAATGTATCAAGAAACTTATTTTTGTTATCAAAATCTGCTCTTGCAGTGACGACAATAACTTTAGATCCAGCGTTGACCGCGTTAGTAATAATTGCTTTTGCCTTCTTAATCATAGACCATATTGGAATAGACGTATCATGGAAAATTTCAGCGTTTCTAAATTCGCCATAATCATATGTTTCACCTGGTTCCAACTTGTAGGTATTATACTGTTGATTATCGAGTGATCGGACAAGTTTCCCGTCTTTCATTACCTTGACGAGCGCCTTAGTACGAAAAAGAGTCTCATCAATATCAAAGATAGTTAAGCCTTTGCCGCGAGTCTGTTCTGTGATAAATTGCTTAAAATTTAACATATGATTACACCGCTTTGCCCGCACTTTTAAGATTAGATAAAGGGTCACTCTGTGAATCAAATTTATGCGCTTGAGATGCAAACTTTTTACCATTATGATAATAATGTACCGCACTACCACTAGATTTTACAGTAATATTTTTATGATCATTTAAAATGTGTTCGTGTTCTTCACCAGGATTATTAGTATGATGTTGAACACCTTTAGCTGTTTCATATGTTGTATGTTTTACGAAATTATGTCCAGCTTTTTGCAATGGTGTTTTATGCGCATGTAAAACTTCTCTAATGTGTTTGACAACTTCGGCGTGATTACCTGATGTTAATTTATGATTTAATTCGTCCGCATGTGCCTTTGCAACTGCATGTAATGTTTTAAGATTACGTTCTTTAATATCAGCTTTCATTTTTGGATTTGAAGCTAATATAGCTTTTCTAGCGACTTTATTTTTACCAACCAATAAAGGGTGTGCTTTACGAATATCACTTTTATGTTTCTCGTGTATTTCTTCAGCTTTTGATCCAGATGATTTAATACCTAAACTTGATGCTGGTAAATTTTTACTTGCGTTATCAGAGACCTTTAAACTAACACCATGATAAGTTGGTTTATCCGAAGAACTCTTTTTAGTATGAATCATGAGGTCAGAAGAATCTTCCTTCTGACTTGAATGTATACCTGTAGATCTATATATATCTTCAGGTTTTGAAGTCCAATGTACTTGATGTATATTATGACCAGCAGGTAATTTTTTCTTAATATCTTCTGCTGCTGATTTGGCTCTATCGTGTGCCTTTTTATAATCATCAGGATGCATTGTTGCTTTTAGTTTGTTGTGCGCTTCTTCTGGACTATCGCCATTTGAATCTTCATGATGAGTCATATGTTTACCACCATTTAAATGATATCCAGTTAATAATTCGTGCATAACACCTTTAGTATTATTTGAAACAGATTTTTCTGCTTCTTCGTCAAGATGCATAAACGTTTTGAAGCGCAGCATTAAAAGTCTCCTTTTTAACTATATTTATAAAAAGAAGAAGCTTTAGGCCCCTCGGTTATTTCATGTCTTACAGCAAAAAATGGTGGAGTCCACCCATTAAAGCCTGATCCAAGATTTAATTTTCGGCAAAGATCTTTTGCTTTCTTTTCTTCGAGAGAAAGTTCAATAAGCACATCACTGCCTTTTTCATAGATATTATACACAGTGTCAGATTTTTTCAAAACGTAGCTCATAGTATATCCTCTGCTTCTTTCAGTTTCTTTTTACGTTTACTTGATACGTCAGCCCATTCCTCATTGAATGAACCTTTATCAAAGACTGGTTTATCTTCATCTTTTGTATTTTTACTTTCAGTCATTACTTTCTTTTGCGCATCTTCCTCCAAGTCAAAGATTTTCATTTTTGCGCGATCAATTCCGATAATAAATCTCTTATAGTATGATAAGTCACCCCATCTGTTTTTCAGTTGTTTTATCATCAGATGTTTACGTTCTTCAAGTTCTTCATTACTAATAAGACCAAAGATAGCATCTGCTGTGTGAGTGATACCCATTGATTCTGATGTATTAGACAAGTCAACATCGGAACTGTCATATGCGCTACGGTTAAACTGTGATGATGTTACGATTGCAACACCAAATTCCATTGCAAGACCACGAACTTCTTCAGCAATAGATTTAACCAAAGTGTACGAATTTGCAGAGGCGGCGCCTTTGACTCGTGATGATGCACAGATATTTAAATAGTCTACAAAAATAATATCCGGAATAAAGTTTTTCTTCATTCGTAACTCGTTTAACAAATGTCGGAAGTGACCCGAATGTGCAGAACCGGTTGGATATTCTTTGATAATAAGTTTACCAGGTGTTTTACTTTTTACCTTATTGACTCTGCTATTGTAAATATCTCTTGGAAGATCCATTAACTCATCTAGCCTTGTATCAAGAAGATTAGCATCAATACGTCGAGCAACTTCTTCTTCTGGAAGTTCCATAGTAATGTATAGAACACTTCGACCAAACATCAAACTCGTTGCAGCCATATGACACTTAACTAATGATTTACCGCCGCCAGTAGTAGCAAGTAAAACAGTCATAGATTTTCTTGGTATACCGCCTTTTGTAATTTTATTAAAAATTTCAATGTCGAATGAAAGACGTTCTTCTTTACGATGATAGTATTCATAACGATCTTCAAAATCTTCTAGAAAGTCGTGACCTACGCTCGTGTCAAAACTGATACCAAGTGAGTCTGATAATAGCTTAGGTAGAGCGCCTTTATCATAGTCTTTGTCTTGTCCATCAAGAATTAGAATTGCTTTACGAATTGAATTATAAAGATCTTTGTCTTGGCAGAATTTTTCTGTCTCATGTAGAAGCCATTCCTGGTTTGTAGTCGCATCAATTGAAAGTTCATCAATTGATTTACACACTTCTTTGTATGCATCTTCATTCAAATCTTTCCGCTTGTCAATAGAAATTTTAAGCGCTTCAATTGACGGAGGTTCTTTATACTTTTCTACATATTCAGAATAAGTAGAAAAAATCTTTTTGTGAGTGTTTTCATCAAAATATTCATCCTTGATATAAGGGAAAACTTTGCGGGAAAATTCTTCATTAAATAATAGATTGGAAATAATTGTTTTTTCTAGCATACACCACCTCTTTCGGAAACAAATTTGCTCTGACCAATAATGATCAGAGCAGTATTAGATCATAATAACATACTTATTCGTCGATGTCAACTTCTTCTTCTTCGTCATCATCATGAACTTGTGTACCGCCGCCGGCACCACCGGTCAATTTGAACTTCCGTTCGACATATTCCTTGAACGCCTTGTCCTTAATTAGACCTTCAAAGTATGCGTCACTGCTTTCCAGATCTTTAGCACGATAACTCTTTTCAGAGATTTCACCGGTTTCCATATCGACTGTCTGATACCAACCAACTTTTGGTTTGATAATATGACCAGACTCTTGCGCAATATCAAATAGAGCAGACCATTTATATATACCGCTATCAAAGAACACATTGAATGGAAGCTTTGATTTTTCCTTGACGTAACGAGATTTCTCGATATTAATTGTAAATTTGAAACCAGTAAGTTCAGTTCCATCTTTCTCCTGTGATTTGGAGATAATAAAGATTTGGTTTGCTGAATAATAGATACCAGTACCGCCAGAAACGATAGCCTTTGGATAAAGACCCATTTCCTGATAGATATGGTTAATAGCCAAACATGGAATATTCTTCGTGGTCAAGTGTGGTGTGATAATGCGGAACAAAGACTTCAGACTCTTTGCACGTGACATATCAGCAACTGACTTTTCATTTTCGGCATCTTCAACTTCTTTCTTGGAAGCAAGGTTGCCGATAGAGTCAATCATAATGAATACATTATCTTTCTTTTCAACTTCACCTAGACGTTGAACAATATCAAATTTCAGTTGCTCAACATTTTCAAGTGGGATGTGAATGACTCGATTGATGTCAATGTTAAAACTTTCAAGATAATCTGGCGTAATACCAAATTCAGAATCGTATAAGATAGCAACACCATCTTTATACTTATCAAGATACGCTTTCATGCAATAAAGTGAAAGCATGGTTTTGAAACTCTTTGAAGCACCGGCAACAACTGTAAGACCAGGAAGTAAACCACCTTCGAGGGAACCACTGAATGCAATATTTAAAATAGGAAGATCTGTAGGGATTACTTCTTTTGCGTTAAAAAATGACGATTTGGAAAGTACTGAAGCAGATTTAATATTGCCTGCCTTCAGCATTTTATCTAATAGACTCATCTAGCTTTTCCTTCTACTATTAGTTTTAATTTTCTGTTATACTCTTGTATTTTTTCAACTCTATTTGGCCAATGTATTGTTGACTTTTCTGGATTTTTGCATAGATTATCCAGAAATGGCACAATTGCTGAGTATAAAAGATTTAACCTGTGTTCCAGATCTTCTATCTTTTCTTGATCATTTCGAATAATAGATGTTAAGTTTTCCTTAACTTCTTCAACTTCCTCGTCAGCAAAACTAAAACCAAAATCAAAGTCTTCTATTTTGTCTTCTTTTTTCATTTGTATATCCTTTACTTTAAAGTATACAATAAGCTCGATGGAATCGAGTTAATGTTAACTGGGAGAGGGAATTAACCCTCTCCACTCTTTGATTTTAAATTTTAGCCTTTTGAAAGGTTTCTGAAGAACTCTAGATCATCGTCATCTTCGACAGAAGATGCCTGTTCTTTCATTGAGGGTGCAGGTGTTTCCTTTTTAGGTGTCTGTACCTTGCTCATATCTAGTTCTTCATATAGATCTTCTTCAGCTGAAGAAGACGCTTTAGAACGAACATCAGCATCAGATCCTGCGATACCAAGTGCTCGGTGAAGTTTTGCCGTTAGTTCATCATATGTTTTGAAGTTCTTTGGATCAATGACTTCCTTGAGAGAATGTGATTGTTTCCAGACTCTTTCAATTTCATCGTCATCTTCAAAGAATGCAGATGGTGAATCAAATTCGGACTTATCATAGTTTGGATAACCTTCAAACATACGGATTTTCAGACGGAAATTAGCGCCTTCCCATAGATCAAATGGGTTAACAGGCTTTTCATCTTCGAATGAAGGATTCATAAGATCATTGAGTTTATCCCAGATCTTTTTGCCGTATTTAAACAAGAATACCTTGCCTTCATTTTCTGGATTACCAGAATCTTTAACAATATAGACGTTAGAGATATAATGAAGTCTGCGCTTTTGATCACGCGCCTGTTTACGCTCCTGTGAACCGTCATCATTATTCATATTCCATAGTTTAGAATTGAGTTCAGATACAGGATCAGGTTGACCGATAGTTGTAAGAGAATTTTCGATATACCAAAGACCTGTTGACCCTTTAAAGCCGTGGTCCCACAGACGCACGAATGGCATATCTTCACCTTGAGGTGAGTCTAGGAAGCGAATAATCGCAAAACCATTTCCTGCTGAGTCTCGAGTTGGCTTCCAATACTTGCCTTCATTTGGATCGGCATATGATTTGGAAGTAATTTTTGTGAGCTGCTCGTTCAGTTTCTCGAGTGATTTTGAACGGTTCTTTTTTAGTGATTGAAAATCTACAGCCATATTATTTCTCCTTGTATAGCGTTGTATGTACAGTTTTTTACAATATATCGCAATGTATTAACATTACGAGTCTATTTATTATCCGAAAAATCGTTCTTTGACAATTTCTGAAAATTTTTTTCGATCTATTTCCAAAAATGGATAATACTTTTTGGATAGTCTTATAATATCACGAGCTACTACTTTGTCAACTATTTCTTTTGACCAGCGGTCATAAATGTTTGATATATTTGCCAAAATTGTAAATGTCTCAATTGATATTTTCTTTTGCAAATATAGCGTCATTATATGCGGGTGCTGCCCATTATTTGGAATAAAATTCTCGGGATAATTCTCTTTTAATCTTGATAAATCGTCTTTGAACGTATATGTCAAAGAGTCAATTCTTCCTTCCCATTCGGCAAAGATAGTTTCTCCAGATTCTTCCAACATTTCTCTTATCCAGCCGTTGGGATTTTTTAATATATTG